CAGAATAGCCTTGCTGATAGGCCTTTGGCATCCGTTCGAGGTTCATTGCGCAGCCTCCTGAATCTGCGACTCCACCCAGTCCAGCACTTCGGTCATGGCCCGTGGGCCGAGAGTCCATTTCCGCACCCCGCCGTGCAGGTTCAGGCCGCGCTCGCGGAGCGTGTCCTGATCTTGGAGCAGCGTTTCGAGGTAGTAGCCGCCGCCGGTGAATTGCCCGTGGACCGTGTGCGGGTAGTCGGTGTCATAGAATTCGATGGTGGGCTTGTCTGTTTTCTGATAGGGCCCCATGCAGAGCACGACGCGGGCTTTGAGGCCGTATTCCGGCTCTTCGACGTCGAAGGTGGGTTGCTTGCTCATGCGCAGCCCTCCGCAATCATCTGCTCTTCGAGGGAGCGGATAAGGCGCGCGTGATTGTCGGCATCCTGTTCCGACATGAACAGGCCGCAGTCGGTGCAGTCGAGCCAGAGCCGATAGGCGGGGATCGTGGGCGTATCCTCGCGGACCACGGCCCAGGTCATTGGATCAAGTTTCTTACCCATGCTGAGTCTCCTTTGCAGCAGCTCAGCAACGGTATGCGATTTATTCTATGCCGTCAACGCTTCCGGGGATAATTTATGCGCTTTTTCGTAAGCGTCGAGATTGGCCTGAGCGATGTCTAGCTCCCGGCGCCATGCTTCTGACGCTTTGCCCCATCGCTGAAGAAAGGCGATGTAGGCGCGGTCCCTGATTCCCCTGAGCCGGTCCCGTTCTTTGAGCGAATAGATTGTCTCCCCCATGCTTCCTCCTAATGCACGGTTGCTTCTCGAAAAACGAACTGACCTCCTCCTTCTCCAAGCTGGGCTTTGAGTGCGGCGCTGTTGATGCACTCGGTCATCAGCTCGGCGGCGACGTCGATGTTCTCTGAACACTCGAAGAGCCGATAGGCGAGCATCGTGAGCGCACCGGCGAAAGCGCTTTCAGGCGCAAAGCCTGCGTCGCTCATGCGGTCGATTAGCCGGTCCATCATCTGGGTGGCTTCAAGGAACTCGCGCTGGTGCTCGGTCATAATCCGTCCCCAACTGTTGATGCACTCTGCGGAAGGCTTTGACGATTAGCATCATCTTCAACCACTCATCGTCGTTTGCTTCCCGCTCCGCTAAATCTAGCACTTCGTCCATGAAGTCTTGAAGCACTTCAAGTGCCATATCCAATTCCATTTGTATAACTTTTGTCGAATTTTCGTTCATCTTGTTATGACCAAAATCATGTTGTAAAAATTTTCCCAACCAATGTACGGGCTATTACCGACAGTGAGGGGACTGCCGGTGGAGACGTTTGTTTGCAAACGCTGCCAGGAGGCGCTGCCCAAGGACCGTTTCCGCATAGTCCGCGACAAGCGCAGAAACTCCACCTACCGCACCAAAATCTGCAAGACCTGCACCCGGACCAAGGACCGTGAGACGTTTCACGATCAGCCCGATCCCCGCCGCTATCTCACGCGAAACTGGAACGCGCTCTGCCGCCAGCGCAGAAACAAGGGCGTGTATGTGTGCCCCGAGCTTTTCGGCATCCAGGGGGTCGATTACTTGATGGAGCTTTGGGAGCACCAAGGGGGTCGCTGCGCCCTAACAGGCGTCTCCATGACTTGGGTATCCATGCCCATAGCGGAGGTGCGCGCGGGCCACGGGCTGGGCACTTCGATCAGCGTTGATCGCATTCAGAACGACAAGCGTATTGGGTACCGAAAGGGGAACCTGCGGCTGGTGTGTTCCCAGATTAACCACATGCGCAGTGCGCTTCCGACGGAGGACTTTTTGCACTGGTGTGAGCTGGTGATCCGGCGAATGGGGCCCGTGGCTCCTGACTTCTCTTTGGCAGACGCAAAAACTGTGAGGAAAGACTTGGCTAATCATCCTGAGCGACAAGCCAGTAAGAAAGAATCCAAAAGGGCAGGGCCAGCAAAATCCCCGGCGAGGCGATCAAGAGCCCGGCCAAGAACGAAAGCCCCGCAACGACAAGAACCCAATTCGATTCAGGACTGATCTTCATCTTTGGGCTTGATGGGGACCGTGCCCAGGGTGGGAGGTTCATCCAGAAGGCTCCTTACAATGCGCCGTGCGCGGCGGATCAAGGCAAAGTCTTGGCTGATGATGACCAGCGTTGCGCTGAAATCGCCCTCCTCATCGGGCTCAGTATCTTCTTGCCATTCAATGCGTTGCATGGGTGAGCCCTCGCTGTCCCCCTTCAGGCCTACCATATTAAAAACCCCCGGAGGTGGAAAGGCCTCCGGGGGCTACGGGGTCCGGCTAGGCTGGGTGAGACCTGACCGGTTTCTGCTGCAAGACCCGGGGGACGGGTCAAGTGCAACAATACGCGATTTTGTGAGACTGTCAAGCCTTACGCCGCCTTTTTCTTGGCGTAGTACGCCTTGCTGTAAGCGCGTTGCTTGTCCTTGTTCCGGCTCTGCCAGTCCTTGGTGGCGCAGAGCTTGGAGCAGTAGCGGCGCTGCTTGCCTTTCAGGCGCTTGTCACAGTGGACGCAGGAGGGCTTCTGAGCGGCTTTCGCCTTTGCCTTGGCCCGTGAGCCGCGGGCCGTGGCTTTCGGCTTCTGAGGCGCTTCCTTGGCTTCCTCATCGGCCATTTCGATCTTGGCTTTCTCAACGAGAAGCCGGGTGCGCGCTGCGACGAGGAGGAGCGTGTCTCGGGAGACGTTGCCGGTTTGGAAAAACTCTTGGCTCAGCTCAAAGCAGTCGCTGAGCAGTTCTGAGAGGAGGCTGTCTTCTTTAGTCATAAGATTAATCCCATGCAGCAGGGGTGAAAAAAACGTAGGGCGTTTCGGCCCTATTCTCCGGGGTTGAAGGGTTTGCGAGAGCGGTAGCCTTTGTAGACGTCGAACATGAGGCGCAGTTGGCCGCTGATCGTGCGTCCTTCGCTCTTGCTGATGGCTCTGATCTCGTCGTAGACCTCACGGGGGACCAGAACCGATTTCCAGCGGGTGGTATCCATAGTGGCTCCTAACAAATCTGCTGCGATTGTCTAGGAAAGTATGCGCTTAGTCAAGTTAAAAAAGCCCCGCCAGGGCAAAGAGAGAGAGGAGAAACCCCTGGCGAGGCAATGGTTTGAGACCGGCAGCACGGAGAAACTACTCGGCCTCGCCCCAACTGGGTCCGATTTCTATATCACACTTTGACGGAACTTCCAAAGGCACCGCCGTTTCCATGACCTGCGCGATCTCTTCCGCCTCAGCGCGATCAGTGACCGACATGGCCAGCTCGTCGTGGACTTGGAGCATGGGGAGCTTGCCGGCTTTGTAGAGGTTGACCATGGCTTGCTTGGTCATATCGGCCGCAGAGGCCTGGATCAGGCGGTTCAAAGCCTTGTAAGTGTAGGCGCGCTTGAGCCGGGTCGTGGCCCCGTAGGTGTCGATGGCCTCTTTGTACGGGAGCGCCTTGTTCATCTTGAAGGTGTCCGGCTCCCAAAGGTCGAAGCGGCACTTGCGGCCCAGCAGGGAGCGGACGCTGCCGCCGCTGGCTTTGTCGTTGAGCCGGTTGGTCACGCCGTTCATGAGCGCTTTCACGAAGGGCACCCGGTCGTGGTATTGGCGCACCAGCCCCTTGGCCTCGTCCAGGGGGATGTCAAGCTGCTCTGAAAGCTTGCCCACCCCCATGCCGTACATCATGCCCAGGTTGATGGTCTTGGCCTGCTTCCGCGAAATCTTGGCCATTTCCGCCACCATGGTGTGGAAGTCCATGTCGGGATTGTGGGTGTAGCCCTCGACAAACTCCTTTACGCCTTCCAGGGGCATGCCCCGGCTCTTGCCGTAGACATGGGCGTAGTGGACCAGTATCCGCGGCTCCTGCTGGGAGAAGTCGATGGCCGCCCACTGGTCGCCCTCTTCGGGCAAGAACAGGCTGCGGATCATGGGGCCCAGCTCTGGATCGCGGGCCGGGATTTGTTGGAGGTTGGGCGAGTTCATGCTGATGCGCCCGGAGACCGTGCCGCCGTCGTCCGAGCGAATTTGGTTGATATGGCTGTGGATGCGGCCGTCTTTGTGCGTGTGCTTCATGATCGTGTTGATGAAGGTGCCACTGGTCTTGTTCAGAGCCCTGGCTTGCACGATGAGCTTGGGCAGCTCATGGGGGTGGTCCGTCAGGAAAGACTTGGTAAACGAGGGCGCGCCCTTCTCTGTCTTGGGGTAGCTCACCCCCGCCTTATCAAAAGCTTTGGCCAGGGACTGGGCCGCCCAGATTTCGACGGTCTGGCCCGTGAGCCGTTTGATCTGGCCCATGACGTCTTTCTCGCGCTTGAGCAGCGCGTCCCGGGTGCGCTCCACCTTGTCCATGTCCACGCGGATGCCGCGCCATGTCATGTCCACAAGGCACGGCAGGAGGTCCAGTTCGAGGTTGGCGATCTGCCAGAGGTCTTCCTTGCCAAGCTGCACACTGAGGTAGGACCACAGCTCCAAGGTCAGGGTGGCGTCGCCCTCGGCGTAGGGGCCGACAAACGCTGCCGGCATCTTCCACATCTCGCCCTTGGGGTCGAGGCCAAACTCTCGGGCGGCTTCGTTCAAGCCCTTCTCGCTCTTCACCTTGTTGAGGTGGTCATAGGCCAGGGAGTTCAGGCTGTAGCTGAAGCGGTTCTCGTCGAGCAGGGATGCGATGAGCATCGTGTCGATGATGCGGCCATTGATCTGAAAGCCCATGCGCCGAATCCAGCCGGCGTCATACTGGGCGTTGTGCATGATCTTGTCTGCCGGGCACTCGAAGACTTTCTTCAGCCACTTGTTGACGATGCGCTCATCCAGATTGCCGCCGCCCAGATGGCGCACGGGAATGTATCCAGACCACTCTTCCGTGGCGATGGCGTACCCGACTACCTCACCGTTGCCCACGGCCCAGCCCGGGCCGCTGTTTTTCAGGTCCGGGTCTTTGGTTTCGACGTCGATAGCGATGCGCTTGGCACCGGTCAAATCGGGGAGTTCATGAGGTGGCACCCACTCGCTCTGCTGGCCCATCATCACTAACTGCAAACTCATTCATCCTCCCCACGCCGCGGCGGCGGTGTAAATGGCGAAAGCTCGCCGGTTTTCATGTCCATGATCTGTATGCGGGGCTCAGCTTCGAGAATGTTCTTCTGAACCCGGGCAAGGTACTTCAAGCCCTTTTCGATGGTGTCCAGGGCTTCGGCCAGAGTCATCTTGCCGTGCTCAACCTGCTCGGTGATCTCGTCGATGCGCGCAAGGTTCTGCTCTAGCTTGCTCACAGCTCTTCCTCGTCCTCTGGCTCGGGCAGATACACGAATACCAAGCTATGGCAGTTGGGGCAGTGGAAGTTTGAGCAGATGGTGTAGCCGTCCATTTCTGAATCTTCATCACCGCCCCAGATAACTTCGGTGTTGCAATGCCAGCAGTTCATAGGTCATAGCTCCTCGAAATGTCCTCAGGCTCCACGATGTAGAGGTTCTGCTTGGTCCGGGTCACGCCCACGTAGAACATCCGGTGGACGTCATCGGCGTTCACGCGCATATCTGCATCGGCGGCTGGGCTCAGGTCCGTGAACAGCACGACGTTGTCCGCCTCCCCGCCCTTTGACCCGTGGATCGTGGACACCGTAATCCGGGGCACCCCATTGAACTTCTCGCCGCGACGCAGCATGGCCACAATGTAGGCACGGTCCCGCTCGGGCAGCTTGTCCATGGCTTCGTGCCAAATCAGCTCGTCACCAATGACCAGACCGTGCTGGAGCTGGAGCTGAGCGAGGTTCAGCATTTGGTTGTCTTCGACGCCGGGGAGCTTCTTGAAGCCCCGGGCAATACGTGAGCCGGTGCTCATGTATGAATAAATCTTCCGCGCTGTCTCGCCCTTAATCTCCTGGCCCTTGCGTAGCTGCTCCCAGCCGTTCACGGCGGCAGAGACTTTTTCTGACACGGACCGTGAGCCGCGGTAGTTGAAGAGGTAGCCGTTGGCCTTCAGGTCGTTGGCCACGGGCTGGAGCTGGTATCCCGCCTGGGACAGCACGAGCCATGAGCCGTGGGCCATGTCCAGCTCATTAACCGTCGAGCACCGCGCAACACGGCCAAGCTCTTCTTTGGGGTCATAGCGTTTTGGGAAGCGGCGCTGTATCCGGTTGGCTACAGACTCCGCCAGCATGTGTACGCTTTTCGGTACGCGGAAGGATTGGCTGAGCGTTTCGCTGCCGCCCGGGAGGTTGATGAAGTGATCAACGTCGGCCCCGGCCCAGCGGTAGATGGCTTGGTCGTCGTCCCCGGCGACGTACATGCGGTCGCTCTTGGCGTCGAGGATGTGCGCGATGTCCCACTGCATGGGGGACAGGTCTTGGGCTTCGTCGAGGAAGGTGAGCTTGAAGTGCGGGCACACCTGGGGGTTGTCGATAAAGACTTGGAGCATGTCGGTGAAGTCATAGAGCCCGAAGCGCTTCTTGTAGTTGTCGAGGGCCTTGGCGAGGTATTCGACTTTCACCCAATCGTCGCTGAGGTTGGAGCGGTTGTACTCGTCCCGCAGGTTGGTCTTCTTGAGCCGGGCGAGGTTGATGAGGCCCAGGATGGGATCAGAGGCCTTGCTGGCTTCGATGAGGTCATCGGCTTCTGTAACGCTGTCCGTTACGAGGGAGACGCCGGTGGCGGTCGCCAGCTCCCGGTAGTGCTCGCTCTGCATCACTTCGTCGGGGCGGATGCCTGAGTACATGAGGGCCATGCTGTGCAGGGTTCTGAAATTAACTAGGTCGTGCTTGGGGTCTAGGCCAAAGCGGAGCGCTGCGCGCTCCTTGGCTTCGTTGGCGGCCTTCTTGGTGAAGGCTAGAAAGGCTATGTCCTGTGGATTAGTCCCGGCCTCCAGGGCCTCGTCCACCATATTCAGAAGTGTCGTTGTTTTTCCTGTCCCCGGCGGTCCGAAAATCCGAAACATCCCCGTTCTCCTGTTCACCCAAAATGGCATCAATGCCGCGCACGATTTGCCGCACACGCTCCCTGGAAAGGTTGAAGCGTTTGCCGATGGCTTCGAGGGTCATGCGCTCGTCCCTACGCAGCCTGCGTATTTCGCGGTTTCTCGGCGTGTCGATCTTCATCAGAAAGGCGCCTTCTCCTGTGCCCCAAACTCCGGTGCGTCCAACTGGATGCTGCCGTTATTGAA